CCGCTTTACGGGGTATTACCCCTCCACCGTACCTAAGTTTCCAATACGGAAATGAAGGTAGACCCTAATCAGGGGTCCACCGCCCGACTCTCATGAGTAGGGCACCCAACCGACTTTATAGCCAAGAACTGCGTCCCGCGGCGTTACGCCGTAGGTGTCATGTTTCTCGGAAACGTCGTTCGAGTTCTGCTTTCGGGGCCTTGTTGGGCCAACGAAATCAGCTCGGGATTCAGCGAGCACTAGCTTTTTATGACTAGTTGGAAGCCCGCTATCGACGCCATAAAGTGCGGATGCTAGCACGACCGATTCATGCCAATGCTCCCAACCTACTCGCCTGAAGCGAGCGGGACGATAGCACGCAATATATCGGATACTGTGCCGCCAACGGACTTGCCAGCGTTCTTCTCCGTCGTGGATGACAAGGTCACCAAGGTCTTGTGGACCGCGTAACCGTCTGACATCACTTGGTAAAGCATCAAGAATGCGAAACCAAGCACGGATAAGAGTGCTAGACCTCCGGCAATCACGGCTGACTGAGTCAACCATGCGCCGAAACCCGTTAGCCATTGCGATAAACTGCTGTGGTTCATATGGGAACTCCTCGAGGAAGAATGGACGTACGTCCACCCCGTTGAAAAAGTCCCCACCACAGCTCTCCCTGAAAGGACCCGACACAAAGGTTTTCTTCGCATTAGGTGTAAATCCAAGGAATCGCAAGACAGTAAGGACACCTTCGGCACACGCCGTGGGAACAATGATATCATCCCCAAAAACGTATACATTAGAGCCCGGCACCGGGTTAACGTGGAGCTCCTGCATGACGGCCATAGCAATGGCCGCAAACAGGGTGGTCTCCAGCTCGAATGTGTAACCGTTCCCCATGCTGCTAAATTTCTCCAGCAGCACCCATCGTTCTTCAACGAGGGTTGCAGGTGATCGCAAGGCTGATAAGGCCTCAAACCACCTCTCGGGTAACAAGAGCTCGACAAGACTCTTGCATACGGTATCGCTAGCGTTACTGAGATCGATAGTCGCAAAATGGCCCCGGATAGAGGCCTCACAGGCAACCTGCTTGTGAATAGTTTGCGCGTTACGCAGATCCAAACCTGCGCGGAACAACCTGTCCTTCATCACCTGGCCATAAGCCAGCTGGTAGAAGAGATTGATGGAAGGCTCCACGGCAATGCCGCGGTCCTTCACACAATCCTTAGCAACCGTTGTGAAACGATTGCCTCGGACATATTCCGGATCCCTCTCCCGACAAACGCAGGCTTTCGCCCACGCAGTTTCAGTCCATTGCAGAAGCATGTGACTGGTTGCGTCGGGTGTCAATGTGGGCTTCGATGTCATCTTATCTGGAACCGTTGTTAGCGATCCCTTGTCGCCAAATGTCGCACCAGGCCCGAACCTCCCCCGCACATTGTACGGACAGGGGCCGAGTAGATAAGCCACGTTTTTTCGTATCTTGGAAATGAATTTCCAGATACCCTCTTCGTGATCCGCATTAAGCGGATATAGGAAGGGACGTAGCCGCTCATTGGTGCGGAAGCAAGCCTTCTCAGATAGCCAGAAATTCTCCAACGCGACAGCCTTTCGGTCGCCGGTAGTAGGAAGATCCTGGCATTTCCGAAGAACCCCGACAGCTTGAGCGTCAGCCCAATACTGATGAGGGTCAAGGTAATGCTCCGGACGCACTTGCATAGACGCAAGGTCGTCCCAACAGCCGTTGATCACCCGGAGGTAAACTCCGAGAGAGACGGGTGTGGCGAGATCCTCACACATTGCGAGGATCGGTCTCTCCACTTCACGTGGTAGAGGGGATTGACACATGATGGACTCCTTCCGTAGTTAAGAAGGAGCTAAGTGGGTGCCTGGCCAGCCTTGAGGGCAGCCAGGATCAGCGACGACTTGAACAAGTTAATCGCCTGTGACACGCCTTCATTCGTATCGGTAGTGGGTTGTCCCAGAGGGATGACCCCCGATATTGTAATGATGGTTTTGTCAGTCACACTCACTTTCCCATCGGATCCTGTGACAGTGGACGGGTACTTGAGCACGCCCTCGCACCGACGGGCCGTTCCATCACCGTTAGAACGGGATGCAAACGAGAACGTCGGACGATGGGACAATGCTGTACCCACAGTCTCACTGCGCCATAAGGCGGGGCTCTTTTCGCCCCCACTACCGTTAATCACCGTGAAGGTGATGTCGGTGGTTGTGTCATTCTTTTTGACTACGAGATCTACAGCTGCGGCCATATATAGGCTCCAGGGGTTTGCTGTCCTGTTACAGGACGGTGACTACGGCGCCTTGAGGCGCTGTAGGAGAAGGCTAGCGGCAGTTAAGCCGCGTTGCCACGATAAGGCCTTAGCAGGCCTCATTCGCAACGTTGGGCCAGGAATCCCAGTCGTGCGTCCCACTGCAACGAACTCCGTGGTATAGTTCTCAAAGAATCCTATACTTAAGCGGTTTCTATTCAGTGTGTACGTTAGATAGCGGGTTTCAGTCCAGTACGAATTCTTGAGTGCGAGTCCTAGATAGTCGGAATGGCTATTTATGACATCGTTCAAGTTCGCAAACCAGTCAACAACAAAGCTGAAAGGTACCAATTCCCACGCCAACGCGAGAGGGTTTATAAGACCCAATCGATTTGCAAGCCACATGTTAGGATTTGAAACACTAACATAACTACCAA